CCTCGTATAAGTCGTATGATTCTTGTATTGCTTCTTTTTCGCCAGCTAAGTCGTCGGATGGGCTATCGCCTTCTCCGTCTCCGCCTGGTGGAGCAATGGGTATCGGGGGAGGATTAAATACAGACGGCTTTGGTTTTTTTCCTCCAACACCGATTCCTAGCTCAAGAAGCCTTTTTTCTACGGCATCAAGGGCGGCCAGGTCTATCGGAGCAAGCGTTATTTTCCAGTCAGGTAGTATCTTTATCTTCTCGTCAACCTTGTTGTATATATCTATGAATCCCTGTGCAAACTTTAGCCCGGCATTGATAACTGACTGGATTATTTCCAGGACGTTCTTTGAAAACACAAGGACGATTTTTTGTAATCCTTCCCACGTCTTCCCCCAGTCCCCGGTAAATATTCCAGAGTAAAAATCAATATATCCGCCAAGCGCATTCGATATCCACTCGAAGGTATTCGCTATGGTCTTTACAAGATCGCCAAGTTGGTTGCCTGATTGCTTCGATATGACAGTGAATACTCTGGTCACTTGTTCGACAACTTCGCGTAATGAACTTGATATCTTTTTTAGATCACCTGCATCTATATCAGCGAATATGTTTCCGATGGCCTTTGCAAAAGAATCAATCGTTTGAACCCATGCATCTATTTCTCCGGCGTTTGCATTAAGAGAATCAATCACATTATAGGAGGACGCTGTTATATCCTTGAATATATCTTTCCCGGCATTAGCAATTATAAGCCCGATTGCTTCATTTACTTCATCAAAGGATTTTTTCATATTCTTATATTGACCGGTAGCCGTCTTTGCTGCCGCGCTAGCGGTACCGCCAAGTTGCGATTGTACTTCGCCGAGTATCACTGCCTGCGCAGATGCAACATCATTTACAGCCATGAAAGCTTTTATCTGTTTTTCTTGATCTTCGGTTAATCCTACTCCGACTTTCCTTAATGCCGTTACTCCCCGAACAGGCTCTTGCATTGCCTTCCCGAGCATTACGGCCGCACCCTGCAAATCTCCACCCATGAGCTGGGATAGGTCGGCGGCGGCATTAGCAACGGATGGGAATATGTCTTTCCCGATAGCCTTAAATGTCAACAAGACGGCCTCTAGTTGGCGCAAATCTGCCGCGTCAAAAAGAGTGTCCATTGACATAGACTCTGCTAATGCTTCCAGGCTCTCCATGGTCATGCCCGAGATGCCTTTTGTTGATAATAGAACCGAATTAAGGTTAGACTGGGCGTTTTCAAAATCGGCAGCGTTCATTATTAACTTATCAAATACTTGATATGTTTTTTTGAATGCTCCAATGACCATATTTATAGCGGCGATAGGCCCCTGCATAACATCGCGCATTTGGGCGAAGGTTGACTGCATGCTCTTCGTTGCCGAGGTAGTTTCCTTTGTCTGCCTATCGTATTGCTTAAGCTTCCCCACAGCATCGGCAACAGAGGCTTTTATTTCTAATCGTAACTCCTCTACTGTTGCCATCTATGCCCTCTTTTTGTCGATAGCCTTTCTAGTTGACGATCTGATTACTTGTTTCATTTTTAACCGTGCCGCTCTTGATGCTGGACGCATGTACGGATGCGGAAGCCGATTCTTTGATCCATACTCTGCAATGTTTGCATATAAAGATTGAATCCAAACAAAACCAGCCCGAAGCGATTTTAAAAACTTGTGCTTTAAGTCTGTTTTTATATTTATCCCGTCTGGAGTAGGATCATACGGGGCTTCTTTAACAGCCGTCATATAAGCCTGTTTCGTTGCTATCATTATTATTTCATCAGCTATATCATCTGGTATATCGCTATACCCATACTTCCCGAGAGTACCGGTTACGTTAAGGCTCAGCATGACAAAACCTCTGAGAGCATGATTCCATGTATCGAATAACGACAAGCCAAAGCGCAGGCTGATCGTTGGTTCCGCCCGCTTCTGGGTTGCCAAATGTTTTCCAGTCATTCCACATCTGAACGGCCTCCCAAAAGTCTTCGGTTGCATAGTCCGGTAGTTTGTTCCGGTCTATCCTAATCCCCATTCTTCCGCGCACGTCATCCCATACCGGTATGCCTTCTTTCTCTGACTCACACGTAGCATCCGGAAGGGCTTTCAGCTCTCTACTGCCATCTGGAGTTAAGTACCCCTTTGACCAGCAGTAGAAAGCAATGGCTAGTTTTTTAAGCCTACCTCTTCCCCGGTCTGTTTTGCCCAAATAATAGAGCCGACCATTTCGATGATATAGGCAAGCGTCAAATCCTTGTCATGGTATGCTAGCATTTTCTGGATAGTGTCAAGCTCGCTACCATCGGCGGCTTTCAGGTTGACAACCTTCAATCCGAGATCATCGATAGCCGCCTTGCATACGTCAGCGCCGTTAGGAATACCGCGCTCATTTACGGTCTGGTGGAGTAGCCGTATCTTAACCTTATTCGATATCGGCCCATAGTTGAAAGCAACGCGCTCAGATTCGTCAAGCGCTTTCTCGCTTTCCATCCAATCAAGAAAAATCTTTCCGCCGACCGTAGCTTCTTTCAAGATCATTTCACACTCCTAGCTTGTAGAATAGGCGACACCGCCAGAACAATTAACCGAAGCAGAGAACGAGCACACACCTGCTACCTCTGCTCCGATAGATACATTTGTAAGCTGAGCTGTAGCCGCAGTCCATTTCTTTTTCTGCCCGGCAACCGCCGAACCGACAAGAACGACAGCCGCATCGGCCAGAGTACCACCATTCCCGCACTGCGCTATGATGGTATTCTGCTGCGCATCGGTAGACAAGTCTCCGCTGATCTGCGCAGTAGTCCCGCGAAGCAACTGGACAGACGTGGTATCGCTTAGCCCGAAATAAGTTGTATCGCCCGAGCCTACATCCTGGTTGAGAGTCCAGCTTTTGATGTTAACGATATCCGAACCGGCCCAAGAGACCGAACCAGATTTACCCTTTAATACTCCCATATCTTCCTCCTAGCTCGACGGATACTTAACGCCGCCGGAAAGGTTGAAGCTCGCCGAGAACGACGCAACCCCGGCAACCTCAGAACCTACGCTGACATTCGTCAACTGCGCGTCAGCCGCGTACCAGTATCGCCCCTGCGTTGCATCAGTACTCGCAACCAATCTAAGCACTACACCGGCCAACGTCCCGGTATTGCTCATCTGCGTAATAAGCGTATTTTCACCGGCATCGGTAGAAAGGTCGCCGCTTATCTGCCCGGTTGCCGTCCGTAAGAGCTGAACGGAAGTGGTATCACTAAGTCCAAAATACGTGGTATCGCCAGACCCAGCGTCAACGTTCAGCGTGAAGCTTTTAATATTCGCTATCTTAGCCGCCGGATACGTGCCAGTCAGCGAAACGGAACCGGACTTGCCTTTAATTACTGCCATGATCTTCTCCTTCCGCCGACTCGACGGCCTTTTTAGACTTCTTCTTTCCCTGCTCGATTATCTCAGCAAGGCACGCGCACTGCTTCCCATTCCCGACATCTCGCGGGCACAAGTCGCCTTCGTTTCCTTCGTATTCTAATCCGCACCCGATGCATTTTAGTTTCATGATATCGCCGCCTTCATGTCCTGCAAGATATCGGCGCAATCTTGAGCCGCACCGCGTAGCTGAAAAAACTTCTGTCTAGCATCCTCGACTACCTGTTTTTGCTTGTTCATTTCGTCCTCAAGGTTGCGCTTCCTTTCTTCAATCGCCGCGCACGTGATCGCCGTATCAGTGTATCCGTAGCGATCTGGCGCGACCGTAAGTCTTGATTCATCTGGCGCCCATACTTCGATCCCAAGAGCCCGCGCAATCCCTAGGTAGTACTTGAACCCTGGCCGCTGACTTGCGTACTCCGATTCATGCATTAGATTTATACCATAAAATCGAATAAGTTTGTAGCCCTCTCTGATTGCCAACGCGAACATATAGGAAACGCTTGAAGAGAACTCTTCGCCATAGACGGCCGCGACAGAGCTAACCGGGTACGGTCTGCTGGTAGGTATATCAGGCTCAGCTTTCTGCATGATGACAGGTACGCCGCATGCCGCAAGCCGTTCTACCTTCTCCGCAAATAGTAGACGCTTGTGCATCTCAAAGAACGCATCGACGCGGTAAACGTCATTCCATTTATTCGCGTCGGTTGCTGGAGTACGCTTCATCCCAAGCGATTCAGAATACACCGCTCCCGAGACTGCCCATATATCGAATGATAGGTCATCATATGGGGCATCTTTCATTGACGGTGCCGAGCCGATTATACATAGCTTGTCATTCTTTTTTATCATCGCTCATACTCCGGTTCCCATTCGACTATACCCATATACCACGTTTCATCCGAGCGGTCGCGGTTGACTTGCGGTCCACGCGCCGGGCCATTGATTACTACATTACATCCAGTTCCAAGCGATCCAGAAAATCGGTTAAGCGCATCTACTACAAGGTTGCCTATCGCGATACATCTCCCATCGTTCTTAGAGAATATCGAGAATTGGAACCAAGGCTGGGCTGTATTCGTATTCCCAAACGCGTAAGGCTCGTTAGATGGCGTTACCATTTCGTAGGTTATGTAGTCGGTTTCAAGCCCCTCGGGCCGTGCCGCATGATAAATATCTTGACCGACGTAAGCCGTGATAGCCGCGATGGATTCAAGATATGTGTAAATCGAGTCTTCTAGCGTCGCCATTATTGTTCCACCGCCATGATCTGTAGTTCCCTGTGCGTCTCTTTCGGGTCAATCGGAGTCTTGAAGTTGAAACGCCGCCCGTCGAATATCCCGATATGCGCTCCCGTGATTCCCT